TATGGATCTAAGAAATTTCAACAGGTTGTGGATGACTCTCCCAGTAATCCTAGAAGCAAGAATTTTGATCCAAAAACTTTACAAACTCCTTGAGCATAGTTAAATTTAGGTAAAATCACTAAATAAAATAGTAACATTTCACATAGAGGTTATTATGTCAATCGCAATCATATGGGCCTGGGTAATGGCTAATGAAGTACTTATAGCAACTGTATTGTTTGCAGTTTCAGAAGGACTTGGTGCGAATTCAAAAGTCAAGGCAAATGGTATTCTTTCACTTCTTATTATTCAGGCACAAAAACTCTTGAAAGATAAAGGAGCAAAAGATCTTACCCCTTGAATTTTTTTATTACATACAAATAGAGACTGCATATCGTGGTCTCTATTTTTTATAAATACTTTTTAGATTAACGAATTATAGGTAAAAAGAATGGCACTCTGGGGAATTTCCACGACTACTGAAACATCTGATAATAATTATGCTATTCCCAAGTTTTTACAGGACACTGATAGGAACAATACTCCACACAACTGCTTTGCAGACGTTCGTGGATGGGTTTATAGAAATTATGGAACTACAGAGCAATCAGGTCTCTCTGTTGACTATTGTGATGAGGTAATTGTTCCAGTTGCGGGGTTAAATACTGCTGGTTCTTCTACAGACACAGGGGCAACGGGTCTTGCAAATGCAACTCCAGTTGCTGTGTTTTTTGAAGATATAAATCTTGCTTCTCCAATTTCTATTGGTGCTGGTGGAACTACTGGAATTACAACTGGTTCAACTGGACATGTTCATTTAGTATTTAATGAACTAGTGTATGTTTCTGCAGGTGCAACAGTTCGCCTTCGTGCCCTTGATGCAAATAATGCAAACGAAACAACTGCGATTGTTGCAACAGCAGGATCTTTTTCGAACGGATCCACTGTCTTTAATTATATTAATGATACTGGAATTGTTGGTAATACAAGTTTTAACGGACAGATTACAAATCGTGTAGCATTTGAATTCACCGCACCATCTACGGTTCTTGCTGCAAATGTGAATTTCCTTACAACAACTATTAATTCAACCGTTGCAATTGGAGCAACCAATATTTTTGTTGCTGATACAACCGGAGTTGTTGCCGGTGTAAGTTCCATCAGTGTAGTAGGACCAGGTACAATTACCACTAGACCAATTGTTTCTGTTGCATCTACGTTTGTTCAAATTGGTGCTGCATCTACAGTTGCAAGTGTGATTGGTATTGGAACTGTAGTGACATTCAGCACTAGAACGAATGCAACTAAACTGTTTATTGATGCATCAATAGGATTTATTGGAGTGATTACTGATGTTTCCGGTGGTGCCGGTGTGACGAGTTCATTCACTTCTGATATTATTCGTAATGTTGGTGGTGCAGGAACAACTGGGTCTGTTGGTATTGGAGTCACGACATTAACTGTAACTGCATGATATGATTTTTAATGAATTGAATAGTGATAATTTTCTTCTCTTTGCAGTTAAAAATTATGAAAACCCACAGGCAGTAACAAAAGAAGATTTTGATAAAGATTTAAATCATTTTAAATATATTAAAAGGTTACTGCGAAAGTATAAGAATGGAGATGAACTAAAAATCCATCTTCTTCTAAATCATTTCATTATTCTTTATAATATTTTTGGTGAGGCAACAACACCAATGTTATTTTTCAAAATTGAAAAGGAACTTTGGTCTTCTATTAAAAGTTTTGTTATTTTTCTTGGAAAACTTCCAGAGTATCCAAAATCAGATATTCATAATATTCAGGTTGATTTAAATTGTCTAGAAGAACTTTACAAAATCTACAATGAAAAACAAGATTCTTGACAAAATTATAAATATTATCAGAGAGCAAATGATTGTTGAGGATGTTCCAACTAATAATGTTGGTGGTGGTCAAATAGCAGGAACGGTTGAAGCAGGTGATGATCCTCCTGTTCGTAAGAGAAGAAAATATATGAGTGGTGGTCGAGGATCTCGTAAACTATGGATGAAACCTAAATAATTTTATCTTACGATTTTATCAGCAAAGTGACGATTTATTAAAAAATAAACTTTGCTTTGTAAAAAAATGTCAGAAGAAATCGTAAAAGTTGCCGTATTGGAACAAAAGTTTGCTGACTTTGCAAATATAGTCAACAAACTTGATGATGCAATTCAAAAAATGAGTGAAGTTAATACAAATGTAATTAAAATGCTTGCAGTTCACGATGAAAAAATTGAGTATGGTCAAAGAACCGATGACTTGATTATCAAAATGATTGATAATCTCAAAGAAGAAAATCAAAAAGAATATAAAAAAACATCAGACAGAATTGATGATATAGAAGATCAAGTTGGTGAAATCTCAAAAATCAAATGGATGACTGTTGGAACCGGAGCAGTTCTAACCATATTAGTAGCACTTTTCGCAAGTTTGGCATCTGGTTGGTTTACTCCAAGTGGAATGGAAGATCATCGTCGTATAGAACAGACTCGTATCAAATAAATAAAAGAGTGTTGGCATTATTTCAAGCCAATGAAAACTCAAAAGAAAACGACAATCTATTCACTTCAAAAACTTACCAATTCAATTGTCAAGTGGACTGCAATCATTACGAGTCTGTGTCTTGACAAGATTGGGTAATCTGTTAGAATGACACCAATGATTATCTTTTTATTATGGATTTTATTGATGTAAAATACATCAATCTGATTTCTGCTCGTTTTCAAAAGTTTAAAAGAGTCAAGAATAATCTTTATAACTTTCGTTGCCCGATTTGTGGAGATTCTCAAAAGAACAAAAGTAAGGCACGAGGGTATTTGTATCAGGTCAAAAACAATACAAACTACAAGTGTCACAATTGTGGTATCAATATCTCTTTTAGTAATTTTCTAAAACAGATTGATGTTGAAATTCATAAACAATATTCTTTTGAGAAGTTTAAGGAAGGACACACCGGTAAAAACTTTGTGGTTGATGAACCTAAATTTGAATTCAAACCTCCCGAGTTTAAATCAAAGATAGATTTACCCAGAGCATCTGAAAATTCAAGTGCATCTGGATATTTACAAGGTAGAAAATTAAATCCAGATAAGTTTTATTATGCTGAAAAGTTTAAGAAATGGACAAATTCTCTTAAACAAACCTTTGATGATACGAAGTATGAAGAACCGAGAATCATCATTCCAATGTTTTATGAAAAGAACTTAATTGGATTTCAGGGAAGAGCACTGGGTATCAATAAGATTAAATATATTACCGTAATGCTTCACGAAGATGCACCAAAAATTTATGGACTTGATGATGTTAAAAAAGACGAAACTGTTTACGTTACTGAAGGACCGTTTGATTCCACATTCCTTTCAAATGCGATTGCTCTGTGCGGAGCTGATGGTGATATTAGTAAGTGGGGGATTTGCGATCCTGTGTGGATCTATGATAATGAACCACGAAATTCAGAAATTCACACAAGAATCTCAAAGTGCATTGATCGTGGAGAAAAAGTTGTAATATGGCCCAATAATATTCACGAAAAAGACATTAATGATATGATTATTTCCGAACACAATGTTGAGGAAATAATAAAATTAAATACATATGTAGGATTAGAAGCAAAACTTAAATTTAACATCTGGAAAAAAATATGAGTAACGGTCTTAAGGTTAAAAAAAGAAATGGACACGTTGAGAAAATAGATCTTGATAAGATGCATTTGATGGTTGATGAGGCATGTAAGGGTCTTGCAGGGGTTTCTGCAAGTCAAGTTGAGATACAGTCTGGAATTCAGTTTTATGATGGTATTACAACTTCAGAAATTCAGGAGATTTTGATTCGTTCCGCATCAGATCTGATTGATTTAGAACATCCGAACTATCAATTTGTTGCTGCCCGTCTGCTTCTCTTTGCGGTTCGTAAGCAACTTTATGGAAAGATGCAAGAACTTCCACATCTTGAGAAACATATTATGGACTGCGTTTCCGCAGAAGTTTATGATTCTGATATTTACAATAAATACTCTAAGGAAGATATTGATGCTGTAAACTCTTTTATTCGTCATGATCGTGATTATTTGTTTACCTACGCAGGATTGCGTCAGGTAGTTGATAAGTATCTTGTGCAGGACAGGAGTAGTGGTGGAGTATATGAGACTCCACAGTTTATGTACATTATGATTGCACTCACAATATTTGCGGAATATCCTAAAGAAACCAGACTTTCATACGTCAAGAGGTATTATGACGCAATCTCAAGACACAGAATCAACATTCCCACACCAATCATGGCAGGAGTGCGAACACCACTTCGTCAATTTGCATCTTGTGTTCTGGTTGATGTTGATGACACCCTCGATAGTATCTTTAGCAGTGATATGGCTATTGGCAAATACGTCTCACAGAGGGCTGGCATCGGTATCAATGCAGGCAGAATCCGTGGCATCAACAGTAAAATCCGAGGTGGAGAAGTTCAGCATACAGGTGTTATCCCATTCCTCAAAAAGTTTGAGTCAACTGTTAGGTGCTGTACACAAAACGGGATTCGTGGTGGAAGTGCTACTGTCCACTTTCCAATCTGGCACCAAGAAATAAATGATATATTAGTTCTCAAAAATAACAAAGGAACCGAAGACAATCGTGTTCGTAAATTAGATTATTCAATTCAGATTAGTAAAATATTTTATGAAAGATTTATTCAAGATGGTGAGATTACGATTTTCTCCCCACACGATGTACCTGGACTATATGATTCTTTCGGAACAGACAAGTTTGATGATTTATACGTTCAATACGAAAATGATTCGTCTGTTCCGTCAAAAAAGATTAAGGCACAAGAACTTATTCTCAGTCTTCTCAAAGAAAGAGCAGAAACGGGTAGAATCTATATTATGAATATAGATCACTGTAATACTCATAGTTCTTTTAAGGATAAGATTGAGATGAGTAATCTTTGTCAGGAAATCACATTACCAACAGTTCCGATTCAGCATATTGATGAGACCACAGGAGAAATCGCACTGTGCATTCTTTCTGCTATTAATATAGGAAAAGTAAAGTCTGATGATGAATTAGAAGACCTTTGTGATTTATCTGTTCGTTCACTGGAAGAACTCATTGATTATCAAAAGTATCCGGTCAAGGCAGCAGAAGTTGCCACAAAGGCACGGAGATCTCTTGGAATCGGTTATATTGGTCTGGCACATTATCTTGCTAAACTGGGGTTCAAATACGATTCTCAAGGAGCATGGGATGCAGTTCACGGACTCTCAGAATCTTTTCAATATTTTCTTCTCAAGTCATCAAATAAGATTGCTCAAGAAAAAGGATACTGTGAATCTTTTGGACGCACCAAGTATTCTGATGGTATTCTTCCTATCGATACCTATAAGAAAGATGTGGATGAAATCTCTTCCGTAAAACTTAATCACGATTGGGAAGGACTCAGAGCATTGATTCTGAAGCACGGTCTCAGGCACTCCACACTGTCCGCACAGATGCCCTCCGAGAGCAGTTCTGTGGTATCTAATGCAACTAATGGTATCGAACCTCCTCGGGGATTTCTATCCATCAAGAAGTCCAAGAAGGGTCCACTGAAACAAATTGTTCCTCAATATGCAACACTCAAAAATAATTATACTTTGCTCTGGGATATGAAAAGTAATGATGGGTACATTAAAATTGTTGCAATGATGCAGAAATTTTTTGACCAGGCCATCTCTGGAAACTGGTCTTATAATCCAGAAAATTATCCAGATAATGAAGTTCCAGTTTCAATAATGGCAAATGATTTTTTGACTACATACAAGTATGGGTGGAAAACTTCTTACTATCAGAATACCTATGATATTAAAACCGATGAGGTGATAGAAGAAAAGAAACCCAGTTTAAATGACCTAATTCATGAGTTAAGTAAAGTAGAAGAGTCGGAGTGTGAATCCTGTGCAGTTTAAAATTTCTTCCACGGAGAACAAGATGCAAGTCAAAGGCATGACTGTTTTCAATACGGAACAATTCAATAGCAAAAAACAACCAATGTTTTTTGGAAAACCTTTGGGAATTCAACGTTATGATTCTTATAAGTATCCAATCTTTGATAAGTTAACAACTCAGCAACTAGGGTATTTTTGGAGACCTGAAGAGGTTTCCTTGCAAAAAGATCGAGGTGATTATCAAACGTTAAGAGACGAACAAAAACATATCTACACATCTAATTTGAAGTACCAAATTATGCTAGATAGTGTTCAGGGTCGTGGTCCCGGATTAGCATTTCTTCCATATTGTTCTTTACCAGAACTGGAAGCATGTATGACTGTCTGGGAGTTCATGGAGATGATTCATAGTCGTTCTTATACGTACATAATCAAAAACATATATTCAGATCCATCTGAAGTGTTTGATACAATTATTACCGATGAGCGCATTCTTGAACGCGCTAAAAGTGTTACAGAATCATATGATGATTTTATAATCTCAGCACAAAGTTATGGATCATCCAATCAGTGGATGTATCAACTTGAAAACGTTCCTCTCGCAAAAGATACACTCAATGATGTCAAAAGAAAGTTGTACAGAGCAATTGCAAATGTTAACATTCTTGAGGGAATTCGGTTTTACGTTAGTTTTGCTTGTAGTTTCGCCTTTGGCGAACTTAAGCTTATGGAAGGATCAGCTAAAATCATTAGCCTTATCGCAAGAGACGAAAATCAACACCTAGCACTTACTCAAAATATTATGAATAAGTGGAGAGAAGGTGATGACCCAGAAATGCAGCAGATTGCAAAGGAAGAAGAAGAGTGGGTTTATGCAATGTTTGATCGTGCTGTCAACGAAGAGAAGAGATGGGCTGACTATCTTTTCAAAGACGGTAGTATGATCGGATTAAACGATAAACTTCTTCAGCAATATGTTGAGTGGATTGCAAATCGTAGACTCAAGGCAATAGGATTAAAACCACAATATGATATTGCAGCAAACAACAATCCACTTCCTTGGACTCAGCACTGGATTTCCTCTAAAGGTCTCCAGGTGGCACCCCAGGAAACGGAAGTCGAAAGTTATGTGGTTGGTGGAATCAAACAAGATGTGAAAAAAGACACATTCAGTGGTTTCAAACTTTAATATTAAGTATAGATAGGGGAGTAATAAACACTCCCCTTTTTTATGCCCAGAAATGAAATGAGTAAAGACGAACTCAAAGTTCGTGTGTTAAAATTAAAACATAAATTATATCAAGATCAAGTAAATCAACTTATTATGGACCCCAAGGTTCTGGCTCATAAATATTTGGACGAAGTTCTTAACATTATTGATGAGTATAGATGTTGACTATGAAAACCCCTGGTTTTTTGAAGGAGTCCCTTTTTTATCTGAGAATATTAACGATAACTTCGGTTTTGTCTATCTCATTACAAATATACAAAACAATCGAAAATACATCGGTCGAAAATACTTCTGGTCATTTAGAACACCAAAGGGAAAAAAACGTAAAGTAAAATCAGAATCTGATTGGAAAAAATATTATGGGTCTTGTCCGGAACTTAAAGAAGATATTGACAGAATCGGGAAAAATAATTTTACAAGGACTATTATCTCATTACATAAAACAGGTGGCAAAACAAACTTCGAAGAGACACGACAACTCTTTGTCCATAATGTTCTCACAGAATCCCTTGACGACGGAATCCCAGCCTGGTATAATAGCAACATCCTCTCTCG